ATCTCATCAGCTTTAGAAAATTCACCCATAGCAGTTGCCTGGGCTAATGCTTTCTTTTTAGCGGCTTTTTCTGATGCAGGAGTACCATTATGGGTATAGCATTTACCCTGGTTTCCCCATTTATAACCAGATTTACCATCAATGGAGCAAGAATTAATAGGCATAGTATGTCAATTATACCATCAAATTCTATTGATAGATAGAATACAATTCATCCCTAGACCATCTCTGAACTGGGATTTGCACATTCATAAAGTATTGAAAAGCATCCTCAGATGAGTAATATATTCTTGCATATGCTTGTAGGGCTTCTTCGTCATATACAGGGCACTTTGGGTTTGGGTCTAAATAAACCGCTTTGAATTGATATTCATCACCCTGCCAATGGACTGCATTTACAACAACTAATTTTGTATTGCAGTATGGGCATAATTTAACTGGGTATGGAAAATCAGGAATCACCCTCCCCATTATCATCTTCAAAACCTTCCTTATCGTTAAAAATCTTATTTCTTAAGATATAAGTTATAAGATCATCAATCTTTTTATTGGCAATTTCAATGCCATCCATCAAACAGTTTACCTCATCAAGACTTATTGAATAATCATCATCTGGTGATATTAATACAAAAGCTGGAACAAAGTAACCCTCAAACGGAATTGCCTTAATAGTTATAGTTAATGTTTCAATGTCCTCAATATCATAATTATGAGGATAATTAGTAATTCTCATTTTTCTGTTGCTGTAGAAATAACTGAACCGAGAGGGAACACAATTGAAACCTGAACAAAAATTGTTATAAGAATTGCTGGCCAATAACCAATGTTCTGATCAAGTAGCATACTTAAACCAGTTTTCAAAAAGAAAGAACAAATAAAAGTCCATGCTGTATAAAAAATTAATAACTTCATCAGATTGCAACCCTTCCAGAATCAATAAAAGCTTTATGAGTTATTGGCATAATAGATTCAAACAATGATTCAATAACCTTCGCAAACTCCTGAATCTCATATTGAGCCGACTGTTCATTTCTAAGCGTTAAAAAATTAATCAGAGACCTAGCATTGACTGTCCAAATGAACTCTGTGTATTGAGAAACTGGGAGAACACATCTAGCAATTTCTTTTGCAACACCAAGATCAAGTAAGTCTCTATAAACAAGATCTGCATATCCAATAACTTCTTGCATTCTTCTAATAGTTAAAGCTTTAAGTTCTAAATCATCAATTTCTTCAAATGAATATGCCCCGGGCTTGCCAACCTGCTTACGAATATTTTTTGAAGCAGGAATATAATAATCAATAATTGGTGGAACATGATATCTCATACTCATTTCATTAAATGAAGACCATCTGTGTCTCATCCACTCCCTAGTCACAAAGATTGGGGCTTTAATTCTAAACTTAAAAATTATATGTTCAAAAGGTGTTGCGTGCTTATTCTTCATTAAGTAATTGATAAGACCAATTGATGATTCATCAAGTTCTTTAACTTGCGCTGCAAAAGAAACTTTTGCTGCATTAACAACTGAGAGATCATTACCCATAACATCAAGTAATTCAACCTCTCCGTGGTCTAAGATATCGTAAACGGTGTTCTTGTAATCCATGAACGACAGCCTATCAGGTCTTCCAGAAAAAATCTTCGGAAAAAAATAAAATTCTTCGTGCAAAGTCCGAAGAAACCGTGTACGCTAAAGCGTGCTTGCACGCCAGCATGCTTAGTATGCTAGATATGCTTATATATGCTTATACATACTAAATGATTATTTATATTGAATACTAGGAGTGATATGATAGATACTATGGAAGTAATTGCAGTTGTTGAGTCTGATGACTATGGACCTGCTGCAATTATGGACCCGGACCAAATTACAGTTTTCCATTTTGAAGATTTTTATTTGGCTGCAACACGATGTATGTATACTGATCGCCCAATAAGTTGTGAAATTACTGAGCAAGTAGCACTCGCCTTGATTGAAAAAGGTGTAAAATGTTTAGACGCTTGCATAGGCGATCAATTACTCTAATTCAACAATGAAAAAAATCAGCTGGTTCAGCCTTAATAACTTAGATGAGTCTGGTGAACTTTGGTATAGCCAGGGTTACTATAATGCTGGAATTAATACAATTAAAGCACTCCAGCAAAAACAAACTGCTGTTTACTACAACAGAGAAGAAATAGATTTTCATGTCAATTTTTGTAATCCTCTGTATTATCAGTTAAGAAACAAATACAAAGTAGGCTATACGCCTTGGGAATCTACTAAAGTCCCAAAAAACTGGCTATACAACATGAGTCAATGTGATGAAATTTGGGCTACATCTAATTTTGTTAAAGAAATTTATGAACAAAATAATGTTCATACAAATATTCATGTTATTCCTCATGGCGTTACTCCAGAATGGGAAATCTCTGAAAGAAGTTTAACTGGCAAGTTTAATTTTCTTCATGTCGGTGGAGATTCAAAGAGAAAGAATGCACAACTTGTTGTTGATGCCTTTCTAGAATTATACGAAGGTAATTTAGATTATCAATTAGTTCTTAAATATAATAATTATTGTCATGCAGAAATTTATCTTAATGGTTCCCTTGTTTCTGCTATCAATCATCCACAGATTATTGGGATTCCAGATGTTTTAGATATTGAAGACCTTGTTAGGTTATATCATAAATGTCATTGTTTAGTTTATCCAACAAGTGGTGAGGGTTTTGGATTAATACCTCTTGAAGCTATGGCAACTGGTCTTCCTACAATCATTACAGATGCAACTGGATGTAAAGACTATTCACACCTTGGAATACCAATTTCTGCAACAATAACAAAAGCAGATTGGCATGATCATGTTTATAATGACGATACTGGTTATTGGGCTGCTCCAGATTTTGATGAGATATTAAAAACAATGGAAACAGTTGTTAATGAATACGATGTTGTTGCAGATACAGCAGTCAAATCGGCAAGAATTATTCATTCTGACTGGTCTTGGGGCGCTGTCGCTGATAAGATACTCACTCGTTACGAAGAGTACGAAAAAACATTTAACTGACCCAAGCATTAATGCTTTTTCTTCATCTTCGATTTTGGTAAGATTGATTCTACATTATTTTAGGAGTGTCCATGATTATTACACCTTCCAGCGATGGAATTTTTTCATTTAAATTAAGTGATGACTTTGTTACATCATATAGAGATAAGAAAGCGCCTTTTGGTTATCAAGATGCTGCTGGCAATTCAGTCGGAGAAATTACCTTCTTAAGAACATACTCAAGAAAGAAGGCTGATGGCACAAAGGAAACTTGGGTTGATGTTTGTGAGCGTGTCATTAATGGTATGTATTCGTTGCAGAAAGACCATTGTCGTAATAATAAACTGCCTTGGAACGGTGCAAAAGCACAGGCTTCTGCAAAAGAAGCATTTGATCGTTTATTCAACCTGAAGTGGACACCACCGGGTCGTGGTCTTTGGATTATGGGTACTGAACTCGTTAATGTTCAGCGCAACTCGGCCGCTCTCCAGAATTGTGCATTTGTTTCTACTGCTGAAATGACAAAAGACAATCCAGCTGAGCCTTTTGGCTTTTTGATGGAGGCATCAATGCTCGGTGTCGGTGTTGGTTTTGATGATAAAGGTGCAGATAAGTTGTTTACAATTCATCAGCCAAATCCTCATGGTACTTTCTATATGCAAATTGAGGATTCACGCGAGGGTTGGAGAGACTCAACAATTGCTCTCATTAATTCATATTTGAAGTATGATCAAAATACAGTTCAGTTAGATTACAGTTTAATCCGCCCAGCAGGAACCCCGATTAAAACATTCGGCGGTACGGCTGCTGGAGCAGACCCTCTCATCAAACTTCATAATCACATTAAGAAGATGTTTGAAGGTCGTGCTGGTCAAGTACTTACAAGAACAGATATAGCAGATATTGGTAATATGATAGGTGTTTGTGTCGTATCTGGTAATGTGCGCCGTTCTGCTGAGCTTTTAATTGGCAGACATGATGATGAGACATTTCTTAATTTAAAGAACGCTAAGGAGTTTCCTGAGCGTAATTCATACGATCCTGAGAACCCAGGCTGGGCTTGGATGAGCAATAACTCAATTGAGACAACCGTTGGTGCAGATATCTCACATATTGTTGATGGTATTGCCCTTAATGGTGAACCTGGTGTTATTTGGATGGATATGTCTCGTAAGTATGGCCGTTTAGCAGATCCGCCAAATAATAAGGATTGGCGTGTTGCTGGATATAACCCATGTGCAGAGCAGTCTCTTGAGTCTTATGAGTGTTGTACCCTTGTTGAAACTTATCTCAATCGTCATGATTCTATTGAAGACTATAAGCGTACACTTAAGTTTGCATATCTTTATGCGAAGACAGTAACACTTCTTCCTACTCATTGGGAAAAGACAAATGCAATCATGCAGAGAAATCGCCGCATTGGTACATCAATGTCTGGTATTGCTAACTTTGCAGATATCCACGGAATGCCAGTTCTTCGTGAATGGATGAATTCTGGATATGAAACGGTTAAGAGATATGACAATATCTATTCTGAGTGGTTTGGTATTCGTGAATCATTGAAGATGACAACAGTAAAGCCATCTGGTACTGTTTCAATTTTGGCTGGCGAATCCCCTGGCGTTCACTGGACACCAGGTGGTGAGTATTTCCTCCGTGCAATCCGTTTTGCAAATGATGATCCTATGCTCCCGCTTTTTAAAATGGCAAACTATCGTATTGAGCCAGCATCAGAATCACCAGATACAACATCTGTTGTATTTTTCCCAATTAAATCAAATGCAAAGCGTTGTGAAAAAGATGTAACAATCTTTGAAAAGATGGCTATAGCTGCTACTGCACAGAGGTATTGGTCCGACAATTCTGTTTCTGTAACTATTTCTTTTGATTCTGAGACAGAAAAGAATCAGGTTGGAACTGTTTTGCACATGTATGATGGCCAATTGAAGACAGTTTCGTTTTTACCCCAAGGTAATTACACATATCCACAAATGCCGTATACGCAGATTACTGAAAAAGAGTATATGGATGAGGGTTTAATGAAATTGTTCCCAATTGACTTCTCTGGTATTTACTCTGGCATGGGTATTGATGCAGTTGGAGAGTCATACTGCACTACAGATTCTTGTGAAATCAAACTTATTAAAGACAACATTGATAAGTAATTGAATAAAAATGAAAAGTCCGTGTAGATAATTTAAACAAAATGATGTAAAATTGTCATACATGAGTTCAGATATAATTAAAGACAAGAAAATTTGGATTCCCGAAAGGGCTTATGGTGTTTGTATATGGCTTAAAGCCGATGGTTTACCGCTGTCTGACGGCGATGGGGTTCTTTCGGCAGAAGGGCTAATGCATGACCCAGAGATTGAAAAAAAAGTCGCAGAGGCAGCTAAATACTGGACTGGAATTGAAGAAGGTCGCTGTAGTTGGATTGCTGGAGCAAGAAAAATTTCGGCATCAGAAAGGGATGACCAGGCAGATAGGCTAAATAATGGTCTTATTGCTGATCCATTTGAAGATGTCTTTGATGCATATTTTGCACATAAGAGGGTACAATGATACAAAAAATGGAAGTTGTTGAAGATGTTCAAGATTTTGAGTTAGACGATATTTCGTATGCTGCTTTTGATACAGAAAAAAAAATAAACGACCCATTTTTAAATGTAAAAATAGATTCTCTTTCCCCAAAGATGAAGCGCAAGGCGGCTCGACTTCAGAAAAAGTATGAAGGCGAGGACGGTACTGCCAGTAAGTATGTTGATCCACTTGTTGTAAATGGTTATTCTTTATGGGATATTATCAATCCGCCATATGATTTAGATAATCTTGCACATCTTTATGATCAAAGTTCTATTCATTATGCTGCAATTAATGCAAGAGTTATGAATACGGTTGGTCTTGGGTTTGAATTTACTGAGACATTGAAGTCAAAGCGTAAAATTGAAAAAGTTCAAGATGATAAACCAAAACTTGAAAGAACTAGAAAACAATTACAGGATCTTAAAGAAGAACTTGATATAACATTTGAAGATCTTAATATTGAAGAGACTTTTATTGAGACAATGGTTCGAGTTTGGCAAGATGTGCTTACTATTGGCAATGGTTATTTAGAAATTGGTCGCAATAATTCTGGAAAGATTGGCTATATTGGTCATATTCCTGGAACAATGGTTCGTATAAGAAGAAAGCGTGATGGCTTCGTTCAGATTTCACGAAGCAATAAGATTCAAGCAGTCTTCTTTAGAAATTTTCAGGATACAGAAACCCCTGATCCAATCAATATGGATCCAAATCCAAATGAGATTATCCATTTCAAGATGTATTCTCCAAATCACACATACTATGGCATCCCTTCAGCAGTTTCTGCTGCTGCAGCAATTGTCGGTGATAAGTTCGCAAAAGAATATAATATTGATTATTTTGAAAATAAAGCTATTCCAAGATATGCAGTTATTATTAAGGGTGCAAAGATTAGTCAAAGATCAAAACAGGAACTTGTTAATTATTTCAGAAATGAGGTAAAGGGTCGTAATCACGGTACTTTGATTATTCCAATCCCAGCAAGTATTGGTTCTGATACAGATATTAAATTTGAAAAACTTGAAGCAGGAATTCAAGATGCTTCATTTGATAAATATCGTAAATCAAACCGTGATGAAATTCTTGTTGCAAATAGGGTTCCTGCACCAAAAGTCGGTGTCTATGATAATGCAAACTTAGCTGTTTCAAGAGATGCTGATAAGACATTTAAGATGCAGGTTATTGGTCCAGATCAAGCTGTTATTGAAAAAAAGATTAATAGAATTGTTGCTGAGTTTACTGATTTGCTGCAATTAAAACTTAAGAAAATTGATCTCATGGATGAGGAGATGGAGTCAAGAATCTATGACAGATATCTGAGAACAGAAGTTATGTCACCTAATGAGGTCAGAGGTAAAGTTGGTCTTCCAGAGCGTAAAGATGGTGATGAGGTTCTTCCATATCCAACAAATGTTAAGAAAGAAGGAGCAGGTGCTCCAGTTGGAAACTCTAACAATGCTGCAGCAATTCCACCAAAGTCAAGGTCAGATGCAGGTACAACTCCGTCAGGAGTTCAAGGAAGTGGAGACCAAAAAGAAAGAGGTCAGGCTCAAGATTCTGGGGATAACACAACAGATAATACTGACCAAGGAGGAAACTAATGACAGAGCAATCAATGATTTTTTCAATGACTGATGTTACATCTACTGATGGTATTGTTCATATTGGGCGACATACTTCACAAATTGCATTTATGAATCAAGGAGCAGATTTTGCAACAATTCGTTTAAATGGAAAATTTGATGTAAAAATTGGTCATGGACAACAAGAAGCACACTTCTATAACATAATAGATGGTGACTATACAACATTTCAAGTTCTTACTGAGGGAGACACTCTCTCAGTCTATGCACTTGGTTAAGGAGATTTTATGTACGGAACAATTCTTTATGCAGATACAAGCGTTGCAAGCACGGATGGCGAAATTTCAATTAGCCATCATACGACTGCGCTTCATGTATTAAATACAAATGCAACAACAGATGCATTAATTAAACTTAATGGTACTTACCAAGTTTTAATTCCACATACCCCGGTTCAAACAACTGGTGTATATGTCTGCATTCCTGGTGATTATACAAAATTTGAAGTTTTAACTGCAAGCGTTTCACTTTCTGTCTTTGCTGTTGGCTGATTATAGAAAAAATAGTGTACAATAAGAGATTACGAGGTCTTTATGGAAACTTTTAATTTATCTTTCCCAATTGATATGGTCAAGAAAGAGGAAAGAATTGTAAGCGGAATTGCTACCGCTGATAATGTTGATAAATCAGGTGATATTGTTGAATTTGAGGCTTCTTTAGAAGCATTTAAGAAATGGGGTGGAAACATCCGTGAAATGCATGCGCCTATTGCTGTTGGCAAAGCAATTAGCTATGAGCCAGTTGAGGTTACTGCTGACGATGGTAGTAAATACCGTGCAATCAAGGTAAGCGCATATATTTCTAAAGGCGCTCAGGACACTTGGGAAAAGGTTTTAGATGGTACTCTTAAGGCTTTTTCTATTGGTGGAAAAGTTATTGAAAAGATTGAATCAACAGAAAAGATGCACAGAGGTCGTCCTGTAAATATTATTAAGCAGTATATGCTTGGTGAACTTAGTCTTGTTGATAATCCTGCAAATGCTCTTGCAGTTGTTGATGTTATTAAAATGGATATTGAAGGAAATCTTGATTATGTTCTTGATATTGAAAAAGCTAGTAAATATAAGGATCCTAAAGGCGGTTTAACAGCTGCTGGTCGCAGACACTTTAAAGAAACCGAGGGTGCAAATCTTAAGCCTGGAGTCAAAGGTGCTGCTAATACACCAGAAAAAATGCGTCGCAAGGGTTCATTTTTAACGAGATTCTTTACAAACCCATCTGGTCCTATGAAAGATGAAAAGGGTCGTCCAACAAGATTGGCTCTTTCTGCTGCTGCTTGGGGCGAGCCAGTTCCACAGAATGCACAAGATGCCGCAGCGTTGGCTGCAAAAGGTCGTAGACTTTTAGAAAGATATGCAAAAGTTAAAAACAAGAGTGTCGATGATGTTATTGAAGAAACTGATGAAACACTTGACGATATTTTTATAAAAGAAGATGCAGGCACAGTCCAAACAGGAAATATGGAAGCGGGAATTAAAAATCCAACACAAGGTGGAGGATTTAAAACCCCAACTATGCCTAAGAAAAAGAAAAAGAAGGAGTTTTCTATGAAAAATAAAATGAAGAAAGGGACTCCATTAGTTGATGTGTTAAATGAAACATTATCTAATACAATTGTTCTTTATTTTTCTGCACATAGAGCGCACTGGAATGTTGAGGGTGTAGATTTTCGTGAATATCATGATTTATTTGAAGATATCTATTCCGACACATACGGTTCAGTTGATTCGATAGCAGAAAATATTAGAAAAATTGGTGGATTCCCTATCGGTCTTTCAGAGATGGAAGACATGGCCGCTTATGAAGATGATTCAGCAACTACAGATGCAAGAGAACTTGCAATGGATCTTTATGAAAAGAATAAGTCTTATATTGAATTATTAAAATCATCATTTACTGTTGCAAATGATGCAAATGAGCAGGGTGTTGCGAATTTTATTGCTGAAAGGATTGATATGCATGAGAAATGGGATTGGCAACTTCGTGCATCACTTGGTATTTCAACTGGAACACCAGAAATGGATGACCCAGAAGAGTCTGATTCAGAAGGTCCAGATGCACAAGATCAAATGACAATGATGCTCAATCAACTTCTTGCAAGTGTCAATAAATTTGAAGAAGAATCAGATTTGGTTAAAATGCAAGAGAATTCATTGCAAAATGATGTAAACTATGATAAGGTCTTAGACATGGATGAACAAGAAATTAACAGATTGTCGTTGTTAAAGCGAGTTGTTAATTGGCTTGTTCCAGATGTTCAAGAAAATGCTTCAACCAGAGTTGAAGTTACTGAAAACACACAGGAGGAAGATATGGATATTGAAGTCCTTAAAGACGCTCTGAGTGCTGTTGTTGACGCTAAATTGGCTAACTTCGCTACTTCCATCAAGGAAGAGGTTGAGGCTTCGCTCAATGATAAGATTGACAATATTACAAAGGGTTTTGAAGCCAACACCGTTGAACTTCAAGAAAAATTAGAAGCAGCAGAAAAGGCTCTTGCCGAAACGGAAGAGCAAGTTAGCAAGTTCGCTGACGCTGGTGCTATCAAGAAGAGTGTTGATCCAGAGGATGCTGACGAGGATGGCGAAGAGCTTGAGAAGTCAGATTCAGTTTGGGGCAACCTTTATTTGCCACAGGGCTTGATTAAAGCACTGGGCTACAGGTCATGATTAGGAGGAATAAATAATATGGCATCACAAGAAGAAATTCTTTCAAAGGCTGATGAAGTTACAACGAGTGTTGTTGGCAATGATTCTGGCGGTTTGCTTAAGCCAGCCCAGTCCAATCGTTTCTTAGACTACGTTATTGATCAGTCCGTGCTCATGCAGAACGCAAGAGTCGTTCGTATGCGTACACCACAAATGGAGATTGACAAGCTGTCAGTCGGTACTCGTCTGCTTGCTAAGGCAACTGAGGCAACAGACACTGGTACAAACGCAGCTGTTACTTTCTCAAAGGTCTCAATCAGCACCGTTAAGCTGCGCCTTGACTGGGCAGTGTCAACAGAGTCGCTGGAAGACAACATTGAGGGTGCGTCCCTTGAGGATCACATCGCACAGGTCATGGCTCGTCAAACCGCCAACGACATGGACGATCTGTTCATCAACGGTAACACATCTTCTTCAAACTCACTGCTGAAGGCTCTTGATGGTTTCGTCAAGCTCGCTAAGGCAAATGGTCACACAGTTGACGAGGCTGGTAATAATGTCTCTAGAGCAACCTATGACCGTATCCTTCGTAACCTGCCAACGAAGTACCTGCAGCGCAGAAATGAGCTGAAGTTCTTCTCTGGTTCAGGCATCGTTCAGGACACCGCTTGGAGCATTCAGAATCCAAACTCAGCAACTGCTGCTACTGCTGGCGCACCTGCCCCAGCATCAACATTTGGTGAGCAAGGCTTCTTCCAGGGTGCGGTTCGTGCGAACGGTGGTGCAGGCGCAACAGGTATCTCACCATTCGGTATTCCGCTGGTTGAGGTTCCACTCATGCCAGAGACAGTGACGGGCGATTACTCACCAACATCTGGTTCACATGGTTATGTTGAGCTTACATTCCCTAACAACCGTATCATTGGTATCCACCGTGACATTACAGTGTACCGTCAGTTCAAGCCAAAGACTGACACCATTGAGTACACCCAGTACATGAGAGTTGGTTCCAACATCGAAAACGCTGATTCATATGTGATCGGCAAGAATATCAAGCTTCGTAGCCTCTGATATTAATCAATAATTGATGTGAGTTGGGGGGGAGAAATCTCCCCCTTCTCGCATTTTATAAATAAATATGGTAATCTATTTAACATGAGTGACAATATCGTAACAAGTGCTGATGCAACATCTGCACCAAAAGAAGAAAAGAATACAGCAAAGAAAGCCCCAGCAAAGAAGGCTGCTCCAAAGGCAAAGGCCGCTGAGAAGGTTGAAACTGCTACAACTGGTTATAAGGTAATTATTTTTGAATCGGGTTCATCTTTTGTTTCTGGTGATATAAGGTTTACTAGAGAAAACTATATCCAAGAAGTTCCAGAGGATGAGGCAAATCGTTTGCTTGAGTTTGACAACTTCAGACTCCCAGATCAATTAGAACTTGAAGATTATCTTAATTCCAAGGAGGATTAATAATGGCTGGAAGCCTTAGCAATTATGCCGAAAATAAGGTTCTTGACCACCTTATGGGCACAACAACATTTACGAAGCCAACTACCTATGTTGCTTTGTATACAACGGCTCCTACCGACTCAAGTGCCGGGACAGAAGTTACAGGTGGTTCTTATGCCAGAATTGCTGGTTCATGGGATGCTGCAAGCGGTGGTGCTACTGCGAATAGCGGTAACCTAGACTTTACTGGTATGCCAGCGTGTACTGTTGTTGCTGTTGGAGTTCTTGATAACAGCACTGGTGGTAATTTACTTGTTTACGGTACATTAACATCAAATAAGACTCTTGATGCTGGTGATACACTTAGAATTGCAACTGGTGATTTAGATATCACTATTGATTAAAAGAGGTTTCTATGACAAATGTTCAGAGAAGAGAGATATCTGGCGCTGTTGTAGCACAACCACTTTCTGCAAATATCTCTAACTCCTCCTCTTCCTTTTCTGTGACAGATGGCTCAACCTTCCCAACTGGGGGGTTAAGTCCATTTGTTGTTGTAATTGGCAGAGGTACTGGAGATGAAGAAAAAATTTTAATATCCTCAAG